TTACAAATGATTCTGTGACTAGATAACCAATTCTATATGAAGGTGTGTTTGTATATTTGTCTAATATTAAAGTCTCTGCATCTGCTTGTACAAAATAACCATTTATATAATAAGTGCCTGCCGCACCTATCGCAGCAGAACCTGTAGCTGTTGTATTTACGACTGCTGATAAAGCAACACTGTCACTATTTGTTCCTGTAATTGTTTCACCATCTGAAAATACAAATGATGTATTATTTGAACCTGTCTTTTCGTATTTTACATAAAGAGTATCTGGATCAGAACCTGATAATGCTTCAGTATTAACTATCTCTGCGACAACACCTGAAGTACCACCTGTAATAATTGTACCATTTGTGAATTGAGCTAAAGTATTCGCACTAGCGATACTAGTTAATTTTACTGCGTAATATTTGTCATCAAATGCTACACCACCAGGTATTACAATAGACCCTTGTTTAAACATATGGTCACCAAATTTTTCAACTTGGTTCTGTAATATTGTCTGTGATTGTGTTAATTCTCTAGCCTGTACAGCAAACGCTGGTCTAAAAAGAACTCTATGGAATTTTTTACTTTCCGTAAAGTCATCAAAGTAAGGCGAGAGATTAAAGTCAGTTGGACTTGGCATTTATTCCTCTCTAAAATTCAATTATCAGTTTGACGTTCTCTGTTTGGTCAGCCGCTCTGGTAATTGGTGATCTGTTTTCTACATACATTATATCACCTTCATCTGCTGTAATTTCACCAGCATTATATCCACTTGTAAATATAACGTTATCTACAGTAGTTGATGATGTTGATGGAGTACCTGTTGCACTTGAAGATTGACCTGTAATTGTATTCGCACCTGAAAATGCTGTTAGATTACCATTACTATCACAACCCTCATCATTAAATCTAGTTTGTATGTAATATAAAATATTATTAGATGAGTCAAACTCTACTACTTTTCCTACTGCACCAGTTGTTGCTTGATTGATTTCTTCATCAGCTGTGAAAGTACCTGGTGATCCAGATAATAGTACAGCTTTTGTTCCTCTCAAAGTAGTTGCCGTTGCAGCAGAACCACCTGATTTAATATCTCTCATTAATGCAACTCGTCTAAAATCGTTGGCAGTAGTAAAGTCACCTGTGTTTGAAGTCTCTCCAGCTTCAAAGTTAGTGTTCATCATAACAAAAAATCCGCCCAATTCTTTGATTGCGTCTTTACCGTGTCCGCCTTTTGGTTCAATAATTACATCTAATTCTGAACCTGATAAACTTGTTGCTCCAGCTGAAACTATGTCAGAATTTCTAATATAACCAAATGTATAACCTGTACCTGGAGTTGTTACTGTAACTGCTGTTACAGCGCCACCTGATACTGTCACACTACATACACCACCTGATCCATCACCTCTGATTGGAACACTTGCGTGTGTACCATTTGTTCCACCAGAACCAGCTGTCTTAATTTTTACTATGTTGACTGCGCCATCAACTGCAGCAGAACTAACTGTTGAGTTAGTAGCAACTGCCATAAAGTCTGTTGATAAAAAGTTTGATTGTTGAGTCGCAGATAAAGTGTACATATATTTCCACTTGTAACCGTCTCCAGTTGTAAGTATAGATGAAGATGTACCAGTTGGCTCTACTGTTGAGTTAGCACCACTATTATTATCTAAACATTTGTAAACATTAAATGTACTTGACATGACATAAAAAGTTGCGTCAAATAAACTTGTTGCACCACTATTAGCAGTTTGGGTAGATGTACCACCCGTTACTCTATTTCCATAATCGTGTCTATAATAATCATAAACTGTACCAGTTGCCCAGTTTCTTCGAGGAATAACAATAGAAACATCTGAACTTGTCACTTTTTTTGCTGCCAGCATATCGTCAAAAGTATAAAATTCGTCTCCTATTGAATCTACAGGTGTTAGTGGACTAGCATCTGTACCCTCGTTATCTGTTCTTGCGTCTGGTCTTGTTGATGTTGCGAATGCTTGTGGTCTACCTATACCTAGATAGTACACATTAGCAGCCGCTTCTGTAAATGATTCCACAAATTGTTCCTGATTGTGGATTCTAAATTTGTTTGTTATTATTGCTGGCATTGTTTCCTCTTTTTCTTAATTATATTTATACGCTAACTTTCTGTGATTTCGGTTGGTAGCGCTAAATTTGTTTTTAAATCCCTATTTGTTATATCTTGGAATTGTACTAACTCACCATCTAAACTCGTATTGTACGTTCCTGTTAATCTAAAATTAGCCCAATTATGCATCTGCATAGGTGAGATCGCAGTAGTAACTGTACTATCTGAGACACCCCCTATTGTAGTTGTTTGAGCTCTACCCCCACTACCACTCATCATATTTAGTGCATATTTGTTAATAGTGTGCATTCTTGGTCCACAATACGCATACCCATACTTATTTGCTGATCCTCTAATTGTAATAGGATTGAAACCAACTCTAAATTTAAGTGATAATGCTCTTTTTAAAGTTAAGTCTCTAGTATTTGCTGTAAAGTGTTCACTTGTAGAATCTGTAAAGTCTGGATCAACTCCTAACTCTGGTGTACCTCTCAAAGTAGTACCATCATCTACTGTACCTAGTCTTCTACCAAATATAGTAGAGAATAAAGTATTAATTACGAGATCAATACCTGGATCAAATTCTAATCCACTATTAACGCCTGTGAAACTTCTAATTTGGTTATTTACTTGACTTGTAATATCAACTTGTCCAGTAAAATAGAAACCAGCTGTGTGCATAGTCTTTTTAAAACTATCTCTCCAGTCATTAATTGATCTACCAACTTTAATTACATATGAGAAATCCTGATAGTATAAACTATCTTGTATCTTCATTGTTGTTTCCGATAAGTGTCCGTCTTCATTTAAGAAAGTACCAGCTGTATCTACAACTGCATTTACTGTAATTGTTGCTGTTGCTAAATCGTTTTTCATAACTGTTGCTGTAACTTCTGAAGATGCTCCAGTAATAGTTGTATCTGTTAGAAACTCACCAGTCGCATCTTTTACAACTAATAAATTATTACTAGAGTCAAATGAAACAAATGTCGCTGATATAGCTGTTGAACTAGAGTCAAACCCTGTAATAGTTTCTCCATCTGTAAAATTACCTGCTGTTTTATCTTTTACAATAATTGTACTAGGTAAACTCATTGTTGGACTAGGTGACGCTTCAAAACCTGCGCCAGTTTCAATCTTTTTGGTATTAAGTAATCTACCTATCTCTGGACCATATGGAATTACTTTTGCACCTACACCTGTTCCACCAACTACGGCTGTAGGTAAAGATGTATAACCACTACCAGAGTTTATAATTCTTATATCTGTAATATCTTCATTACCTGAACCAGCTTCTTGTACAATTTTGTTTCCAGTATAAACATCACCTCTTACAGTTTCATCTTCTAATACTATATGGTCTGTTGATGTTGCGCCTGTTGTTCCATTCTCTGGTGTGATACCACCATTAACAACTGATACTTTTGCTATGGCACCACCACCATTTGTATTTGTATTTGTAAATGTTAAATCATCACCAATCGCATAACCAGAACCAGCGTCATCAATTAATAATTCTGTTATTCCACCTGAACCAACGTTATCCACTTGAATGATTGCGCCTGTACCACCACCTGCTAGTGTAATAGCATCATCTGGTGATAATAATCCACCATCATTTGTAATAGAAACAATATCAGGTATACCTGTGACAGTTGCTTTAATAAATGTATCTGATTCGTCTGTCTCAGTACCTCTTATTTCTTCTGATGTAACAAAAGTGCCTGTAATATTTTCTTCATTTAATATAAATTCACTTACTGTATTTGCACCTATTTGAAATTTAAATACATTTTCTATAATAGCAGTAGCGCCAGATGTTTGACCTGTAATTGTTCGACCAATTAAATCTGATGTATCACCAACTGTTGCAATTGCTCTTAATACTTTTTTTGTATCAAATTGACCATCCGATGCTCTTAACATTTGCTCTCTAGGATAAAAAATCTCAGCATCTAAATTAAATAGAAATCTAAAAAATACTTCATGTCCCCTAGCAGTACCTTTTGCTCTGTAAACAGATTTAATATTTTTAATTAGTTTTCTTTTATCTACACTACCATCTAAAATTTCAGGTAAAGTATTTAAAAATTCATTTCTAAATTTTGTTAAGAAGTTTGAAATAGCTTTATCAGGATCACGGAAGTTTAATAAATCTTGTATGTTGTTTACTGGATTAGGTCTATAATTAGATATTGTTGCTCTAGCTGTAGAAGTAGCACCTATGATAACCTCATCTTGTATAAACTTATCTTGTGCTGATATGAATAATCTATTATTAATTAAATCTTCAGATAATACTGTTGCAGTCGCATTTGATGTTTGACCAGTGACAGTTTCTCCTCTTTGAAATTTACCAAATCCAGAATCCTCTAATAATATTTTATCACCAGCATCTAAAGATGTTCTATCTGTATCTAATTTAGAAGCGTTTAATACTAAACTATTTGTTTGCGCTGTTTCTGTTTCTAATTGAATACCATCTGTTAACTCTATGTTCTCCAGAGTAATCTCTGCAGATTCCATAAATCTATAATATGATTTAACAAACTCTAAAAATTTAGGGTGATCGCTAAGTACAAACTCTGGTACTTGTTGATTAATTAAGTTGGTTATCTTTTTGGTAAATTTAGCCATTAGTAACTACTAGTTGTTGTATATCCTACTCCTGCTTCAGCAGAACCTCCAACAAAAGTATCAGCAGTTACTGTGATAAATGAATTAGCTGTATCAATTTCTATTATTTGATCTCTTACCGGTACCACATCATTTGAAGAAGGTGTAACTGTTAATTCTATTTTTGATGAAGCTGCGCCTCTAATATTTTCTACACTTAATACACTTAAAGAGTTTATAGTTATTGATCCATTCGTATAATCAATAGTGCCTTGAGTTTCATTTGCATAAACTCTTGTAGAGCCTGAAAAACTATAACGTCTTATATTACCTGCGCCGTCATCATCTAAATAAAATACTGTTGAACTATCACCAGATACTTTAAAACCTGAACTTTCTAATATACCACCAGCTGCTGAATTATGTCCCGAGTGTGGATTATATAATGCGTTTCTAAAGTAAACATTATATTTTGTAGATGAAGCTAATGTTGGTGTAAAATCTTTTCTAATTTTTAAAGTTGTTATATTTGATAGTATAGAATTATCTGTTGCATCAATTAAACTAGAAACTTTTGAATATCTAAATACGCCATCAAATTGTGATAGTGTGCTAGTATTATAATTTGTCAATGTAGTTAATACATCTGATTTTAAAGTTGTTGCTGTTTTAGTTGTAGATTTTGCGTTAAATTTAATTGTAGATGTTAATAATATTTTTGTTATTTCTGGATCAACAATTTCTGGTCTTACAGAAGCAACATTATATTTTTTTAACTGCGTTACTAAATCTGTTTTGGTTGTATTTGTTAAAGTTGAACCTGACGCTGCTTTAATCGCAATCTTAACTACTCCATATTGTGGAGTTTCATCATCTTCGCCACCCCAAGCAGATATTGATTGAGCATTTGGATATAATGATTGTACTATTGTTTCATAGTCTGCTGTTGTAACAGCTCTATCTTGCGCTGAATATTGTAATGGTGCATTAAATCTTATTGACTCTTTCGTTTGAGCCTCTGATCCACCTTGAGCACTTGATACAGTAGTTATACTTACATCAGAAAACCCACCTATGTTACCAGATAGAGTAAATGAACTTGCGCCATTTGCTTCATCTTTGTTTGATACAATATATTCTAATATAACAATATTACCATCATCTAATTTATTTCCTAATACATCATCGCCAAAGTAAACTTCAAATTTACCATCTTCCATTTCTTGTAAGAAATAAACTTTAGATGTTGCTGATATACTTGTTATACCTGTTGCTAATGTGTATGTGCTAGTTGTAGTATCACTAGCTGAATTTTGTACTGAAACTTTTAAAGTAGATGTATCAGCGCTAACACTTGGTATTACAAATCTTTGGTCAACATCTGTACTATCAGCTGTATATTTAAATGTGACTAAAGTACCCTCAAAAATTGAAATATTAGAAAAAGTATAAACACCATTAATAGGTGCTGTTGTATGAGCAGCATTTGTAACAAACTGATAAGTTTCACCATCAACAGTAGTTGTAAACGCTGTTCCTTTAGCCATAGTTACAGTTGCTGGATTACCAGTAACATTATTTAATAAAATGTCTATTGTTGCTGTAGGTGATTTGGGTGACGTAGGTGTATAACCTAACATCTTTGCTAATGATACAATATTTTTTCTAATATCAGCACTGTCTAGGTACATTTCATTTGCTAACATATTAGCATTGAAACCTAGGTAGTGTGTATTGTAAGCAAGTAAGTCTAGTAAGACAGCAAAACCAGAACCTTCAAAATCATAATCTTGGAATTCTGATTGATCTTGTAAAAATGATTTTAAATTTGCTTTTATATCGTCAAAATCAAAATCTGAAACTTGTAATTTATTGCTTGCCATCTTATCTTAATCTTTCTAAAAATGTTTCTACCGTAATTGGGTTTTGTATTCCTATAACATAAAATTTAATTTCAAGTCTATATGCGTTTCTATCAATATCAGGATCAGCCAAAATTTGTGTTATCTTTGCTCTTGGCTCAAAGTTGTTTAACACTTCTTCTACTTTTCTTTGTAAGTTTAAAGCAGTCAATGGTGTCATTGGCTCAAATAATAACGCTCTTACATTACCACCAATCTCAGGATGGAAAGGTCTTTCAAAGTGATTAGTGTTAATTAAGTTTCTAACACTTCTTTTTACTGATTCAACATCAGTCAATTTGTTTACATCATTAGTAACAATATTTCTACCAAAGTCTAAATCTAAATCTTTGTAAATTCTAGTAGCACGTTTACTATTGTTAGTTGCGTTTAAATTGGCCATACCAATATTTATACACTATTAACCAGCGTTTACGTTTGAACTACCAGAAATACTATGACCACACGAAGCCGTGTCGCCAGCCCTAACAACACCAATACTATTTACTTTAACAGTAGAAGAACTACTGTTCATTGGTGGTGTAGGCGCATGTGGTGGTAAACCATGACTTGCTACCTTATCACCTAATCTTACAACACCCTTACCATTAACAGAAACATTAGAACTACCCTCTATGGCGACACCACCAGCCACATCTTGTCCATTTCTACTAATACCTGGCATTATTTTCCTTGTGAGTTGTAAACTTTAAATGATCTTTTACGAGATTTGTTCATAGAACTCATTTTTACTCTTTTACTATTACCTTGTGAAGTTTTTTTAGGCATTCTTTCATGCGCTATAAATGATTTCGCTAATTTTGCCATTATCTACTTGCCTCTTTTGCTGCTCTTAATGCTGCTTTTCGTTTATCTGCGATTATTGCTTGTCTAATTTTACGACCCATTGGTATTTCTACAGATTGACTGATTTGTTTACCTTTTTTACTCACATATTCAACACTTATAAATCTATCTTTGTAATCACCTTGTACAGCTCTTACTGCTTTTTTTAAACTTGTCTGTTCTGTATCTTTTTCATCACCATTTTCGTTCCAAAATGTAAATTTTCTCATTTTTGCCATTATATTTTACGCTCCATTAAATAAATCTTCGTTACTTGTTGATTTTTCTTTTTTTTCTTCGTGCTTACAGTTACCACAACACTTAATTTCACCGTTGCCATCGTAATCTTTCATACAATCGCCACCGCAGTGACAGTCATGTCCGCAATTTTCACAATATTTTGTCATATTTCTATTTATGTTAATATTTACAACGCACATTTGCGTGTTTTAGATTCGTTTCTGTCAAATTTTCTTTATTTTCTAACGC